ATTTTTTTATAATTCTCCATTAAGTTGTGAGAACATCAAAAAATATTTTGAATTTATCTACAAAAATCCTCTATTCTTAGAAGATTCAAGATATACGTTTGATGATGATTGTCTTAAGTTTATGGTAAATGCATATGTAGATATATACTATCTTGAAAGTAAAAGTATATATGCATCTATAGACTTTAGAAACATTTTTGAAAAATTGTTTAAAACCCATAAGTTTTCTCAAGATCAATTGTTATTAATTCTGAATACTTTTAAAAAGAATGAGACTTTAAAAAGTGATAGGTCTCACCACAAGTTCATGGTCGATTCTATAGTTGGAAAAATACTAGAAACACAGAACTATTCAGATTACTTTTTACAGAAGTTTAAACCAAATTTATTCAGAGGTTTCAAATGTAGTATAAATCGTAATGCATATTTTAGTGAAGATTTTATACTTCAGAATTGTGATAATCCAAAGATTATTGATTGGGATAGTTTATCAAAAAATAAACAACTATTAAGAGGTGTTTACACTGATTATTTCTATAAGAAATTTATCGATGACATAAACTGGAAAGAATTTGGGTATAAAGTTCTTGTAGAATTTTGTAAATATGACGGAGATAGGTTTAGGGAATTTTTTATTAAATTTAGAAATTTAATACCTAAAAATGAAGTCATATATTTCTTAGAGTGTGGTTTATCTGAAGTCGGCAAATATCCCTTTACAGCTAGTGAGTTAATCAAACATTTTTCTAATTTTATTCTTGAGTCATCATTAGATAAATACAGATATATAGATGATACATTTATAAAAGCTGCATATAAGTTGAAACATAAAAGATTGAGATTAGATAAGTATTTGAATGAAACTAAACTAACTAAAGAGAAAGTCAAGTATTATAAAAAAGAAATATTTGATATGATGTTAGATGACAACATGTTGGATTTACACACTACTAAAGAAATACACAAACTTTTAGAAGAAATTAAAAAGGAGGATACTAAAAATGCCAACTAATGAAGTTGAAAAAATTATAAAGGAAAGATTAGACGAGATATCCAAAACTGTCGATCAAGAAAGTACTATTGAAAAAATTGAAAAAGAAGTTACTGGAGAATGTTTTAATAAAACAATTCCAGTAGAAAATGGTGACTCTGTAATGTTTACAGTTAAAACTTCAAAAGAAGTATTCTTAGGAAAATATGTTGAGAAATTTAACTGTGTAATTACTCCTAACGGAACTGTATTTGATAGAGAAAAGCAGGTAGATGACTGGTTTCACATTCCATTCAATATAATTCAGGAAAGATTAAATACCGAAGCATTCAATCAGAAATACATGGAATTATCAAAAATGGGTACTGAGGAATATAAAAGAGTTACCATTGATGAGTACGTTGATAACCATATAGTCAAACAAATGGGTACTCTTGATGACGATAGTCAGTTCTTAATTGGTCTATTTACAAGGAACGTTAGAAACGGAAAGATAGATTTCGTTAACTATAAGTTTATGATGGATCTGTTATTTGATAAATCTAATATTGAATATGATCCTATAACTATAGATTTAAGAAACTTAAGAACTATCTGTTATAACATGTTTGCTATTATGGGCAAAATCTCTCAGGAGACATATGATAAGATTTATGAAAAATTAGCTAGCTTTACTGCAGATAATGAAGTTGGCTAAAAATTGTAAAGAGATATGGTCTATAAAAACCATATCTCTTTTTTTTAATTTTCTCTATGTTTAAGTTCTAGTAAATAGTTTAAGAATATGCTGTAATCCTTATCCACTACTTTGATGTAGTTGTATTGTTTTTGCTTTTTCATTTCAGCATCTTTCAATTTTTCTTTAGCCTTATCTACTTCTTGAATCTTATGATGATTATTAGGATTTGATCCACCATCTTTAATCTCTACAATTAGATTTAAACTACCAATATAGAAATCTGGGATATAAAAATGGTCTTTATCTTCATAGGTATAATGGAAAATTTGTGGTGCTGGAGAAAATACATCTAAAGGAGACATATTCATAACAACATCTAGAAATTCTAAGAATTCTCGTTCATAACTGCCAGTATATTTGGTTTCTGATTTACCATCACTCCATTTATACTTTCCAGATATTTTACGATTTTCTAACATTTTCTTTTGCTGTTCTGGTGAATCAAGTAAATGTTCTTTACCATATTTTCTTTTCATACGTTCCTTAAACATTTCCCTATAAGCTTCTTTACATCTCTCAGAACAGAATCTTTCATATCTTTCTGTAGCTTCATTCCATTTAGTCTCTTTATGGCACATAACACATGAACCACGAGTCTTTTTATACTTATAGTTAAAGTAAGCTTGTGCAGGTGATAAACCTCTTAAGTCTTCTTTATGTGTAGTTTCCATATGTGTATAAAGTGCTGTTTTAGCTTTAGGTTGATCCTTTTTGTCGTTAGCCATATATCTATTTTCACAGTAGGGACATTTATAAATCGTTCTTGCCATAATTTACCCACCTACTTTATACATTTTTTCTATTAATGGATATATCTTTAGGATTATCTAAATCTGCACTAATTGATAATGCTTTATCTATTTTCTTTCCATTCTTCTCTACTGCACCATATACAACTATGCTTAGTTTTTTATCTGTTATTTTTAAAATACTTTCAGTTGATGCAGTAAATTTCATATCTCTAGAACTATAAATTCTTGAAATTTCGGAATTCGCTAATAGTAAAAAACTATTAACTTTTTCTTTATTATTTTCATACAATTCTTTATTTAAAGTTTTTACATTTTTATATGCAATACCAGTTGGTAGTGAAATATATTCATTTTCAGATGTATTATTTTGAGAGGTTTCCTCTTCTTCTTTTAGAAAAATACATTGATTATAAAGAGCTTTTTGATTTTCATTTAAAACCATAACATTTTCATCTCCTTATTCTTTACTTTCTATTTCTATCCAAGCCTTTTTATTAGGATAGTAACATAAACGAAATACGAATTCACTATTACTTGCGTCATAGATTTCGAATTTCTCTAAAGTTCTGTTATTATGTTGATGTAACACTCTGAAGTTTCCAGCAATGGATTTTATAATTTTTCGCCCATCTTCTAGTATTTTTGGGAAGTTTAAAGTACTATACTCTTCATAAATACCTTCATCGTACTTACAATCTGGATCAATAAGAGTAAATGTAAACTTAATTCTATCTGTATACTCTAAAGTATCTTTATACTGATTTACAAACCACCTCATATGTTTTAACTTTTCTTCATGTAATTTCTTTTCATTAGGTAAACTTACGGAATATAAATCTTTATAAAATTGTGAAACTTCCATCATTCTCTCAATTTTTTTGAAAGTAACGAATCTTAAATCATAATTTATTTTATTCATTTCTCTAGCATTAAACTTACTAGTAAAATTTAAAGGTTTAATTAAATTTGAAAATACATCTTTCAAAAATAAAGTTTTTGATTGTATTTCTAATTGATTCTCATTTAATTTCATCTATAATCACCTTACTTTTCTTAAAAATAACCTTTTATTTCTTAATAGATTGTTGAGGTAAGTAAAAATTGTTAAAAGAAAAAAGGGATATCTAAAAAGATATCCCTTTGATTCTATATTTTTTCAACATCAGTAGCTTTAATTCTACCTGTATAAACTTTCTTAGTCTTTTCGGTACTTACAAGATACACAGTACCATTTTTCTCAATAGCTCTAACATAGAGAATTGATTTAGTAACCCATGTTGGCATAATTTTACCATCTGAGTACTTAGTCACACCAGACTTACACTTTATTTTATCTCCTATTTTAATAGTTTCAGTAGATGTTATATCGGTATCCTTTACCCATCCATTAACTGTAGATACACTTCCATCAACATACTTTAAATTTACATTATATGGTTGGTTGGATGATTTCTTTACTATTTTTACAACTTTAGCTTTACCAGATTTACATGATTTAGCTTCAGCTGTTTTATAGGAACTTGTATAGTGCTTATTACCTTTAAAGTATACTATATCACCAACTTTAAATTTGTCTGATTCTTTATCTTTAGTTGGTTGTTTAATAGAGTCATAATATTTTTGAACGTTATTCAAAAATTCTTTCCAATGATCTAGAATGTAAAGAGGACAATTTTTTCTAGCACCAATAACTGTTTCATCTTTTCCATGAACCCAATAGTTATGTGTATATACATCATACTTAGGTTCTAAATTATGACGAATACATAAAACTGCCACTAATTTAGCTAAAGTGTCCTCACTAGTCTTATCAGATTTAGATTCAATACATTCGATAGCAATAGTGTCAATGTTACCACCAGTTTTATTTCCACGATGATCAATTCTTCTAGAACTGCCATCCCCTGCGTGCCATCCTCTTTCAGTATCTTCTAACTGTTGCCAGATTTCTGTCTTATAAACCCAATAGTGAACAACTGCACCTTTCATATTTTCATTTGGATAAGTTGCTCTAGCATATTGCTCTGCTGGATTTGTTTCTGATGGAGTTTTAATATCATTGGTATTATGAATTGTAATTCCTTTAGGTTTTCCAGTTCCACTTATAGGCTTATTAGGTTTGATTAAATCACCTTTCTTAACCCAATCAGCAAGATCTTTAGTTGCCCTTACTCCATTTGGAATTATCTTTTGTTTAATTTCAATAGTATCTTTAGTATTAATTCTTTCAATAATAGTTTTGTCTGGTTTTAAAAAAGTCATAAATTCTCCGTTATTTCTTTGAAAACAAGGTTAATAAGTTACTTTAATGTTTGGTTTGCTTACTAAATATAAGCTATAACTTCCATTTTTATTTGAGAATCTCATTAATGTCATATGAGAATTTTTTAATATAGATTCTTCTAAGACATATGCTAAATTCATAGTAGCAGACCATCCACCAATATTTGGATTGATATGTTCAAAATCCTTATCAATAAATCCATTATTTTGTTCTTGTAGACAATAACAAATACCACTTCCAGAAGGAGCTTGATACTTGAAGATATTTGACTGATAAGATTTATCGAATTTTAAAGTTTTTCCTAAAGGATGCTTCTTTATAGCAAGTATAACATTGTCCTTCATTTCATTGAACTCATGTATCATATCTTTAGCATATAAATCTTCTTTAGGTTTTCTATAATTTATAATATTCTTTAAACATTTCTTAAAGTCTAAATATACATAGAATCTATAGCTATCTCCACTCTGATTTGCTTTTAAGAATACAATAGAAATATCTTTATATGCATAGTTAAGTTCATCATAAATAGCATTAAGTTCATTTATAACTATATTTTCGGTTAGTTCAGATTGTCTAGCTAAATCAAAAATAGAGAATGGTTCACTAACATATTGTTGCATAGTCATTCTGAAATCTTTTTGAGATATAGTATAAATATTTGGAATGATTTCTTTATATGTTTTAATAGATTTAAGAGCAGTAGTTTTCTTTAAACTTTCAGTTAGTTGTTTATTAAGTTTATTAAATTGATTTATAATATCAGTATAATCTACTTCCTGTAAGGAAGGACCAAATAAACCTTCTGATAACATCATTTTTTCTGTTAAAATTTCCATTTTTATATCACCGTCTTTCATAAACTTGATTTTTTACCATTTATGTATTTGTTTAACAAGTAATTACAAAGATTTTTCTTTAAAAGGAGGGAAATTTATGACACAATTAGAAATTCTAAAGAAACAAAAAGAAGAATGTATGAAAGATGAATTTTTCTTAACTATTGATGATTTTGGAAAAGTTGCTACATATGGTGGTCTACCTGCATTAGCTAGAGACATTCAAAGACTTATTATTATGCAACCTATGAGTTATCCTGATGATCCAGATATGGGTGTAGGTATAGAAAACTATCAGTTTGAATTTATGGACTCAACAACCATATCAGATTTAAGTGAACGGATTAATAGTCAGATAAATAAATACATTCCAACTAGTAATATCGGCAATATAGTAATAGAAGTTATAGATAATGATAAAAATGGAAAAAAAGATACTATTGGTGTTTTAATAAATCTATCAACATCTAAAGATGGTAAAGATAATATGGTTATTACTTTTGAAAAAGCAAGTAATACTGGTAAAATTGAAAGTAAGATTTATATTTAAATTTTTTATAATAAAAAGTATTTTGTAACACTAAAATAATTCTTTTCATATATCTTAAAAGGAGGTAAAAATATTATGGAACAGATTCCAGTAGAAATTAATGAAACAATGAATGAAAATACTGAATTAGATAATACATTAGAAACAGAGACTGTAGTTGAAAATAATGATAGTGTTAAAGATGCAATTGCAACAAAGATTGAAAATGCAAATGAAGTAGAAACTACTATTAATGATGGAGAGGTAGAACATTCTGATGCAAAGATTGCAGAAGTAGAAACTCCTGTAGCTGAAGAAGTAAATACTGAAGTAGAAACCGTTGTTGATATTTCAGATATTCCAACGGATCCTTCAGACTCAGTAAGTTCTGTATTAGGTAATTTAGATGATAATTCTGAAGGTATTGTAAATGAAGTTAATTTTGACATCGATTTTAATACTGCTGATATCGATTTTTCTAAAGAAGATGATGATACTGAACAATCTGCAGAAGAAGCTTTAAATGAAGATATTGTAGAACAGTCTAAAAATGAAGAGAAATATATCTATCATTCATATGCAGACAATAAAGTTTCTACAAGAAGTGATAAATTAGCATTTTTAGATAAGATTAATGTTGATTTAAATGATGTTACAATCACTACAAAACCTGCAATTCATCAGGCACAAGATATTAATACTGTATTTAACAATAATGTGGCTACATTTACTGTAGTTTGTTGTCAGTCTAGTTATACTGCAGATATGTCTGGTTTAACTCTTGCTGAAAAGAATGCTATTAATAATTCTGATGGTGACATCTTCCAGATGAGACAGAGATTATATAAGACAGTTTATAAGAAGATTCAGTCTATGTCAATTCCAAAACCAGATTTTGATAGTTGGCTTAGAATTACTTCTTTTGGCGATCTTTCTACACTTCTTTTCGGTATTTACTGTCAGACATTTATTGACAATAATGAATTTGATATCACTTGTGGTAAGTGTGGTAAGACTACATCTGCAACTGTTAATAACCAGTCTCTTGTTGAGGTTAGAGATAGAGAAGCTTTTGGTAAACTTGAAGAAATTATCAGTTCTATCAAGAGTGGTGAAGAGTTAGTTGCATCTTCTATTGTTCATAAGCAGGAAAGAGTTATGTTAGATGATAGTAAGATTATTGTAGATGTTGCTACTCCTTCTTTACATGATCATCTTTCATTACTTAAGATTTCCAATCAGAAGACTTTACAAGAATATGCAGATGCTTTCTCTGCAATGCTCTTTATTTCACATCTTTATATGTTAGACCTTAACCAGACCTACAATACTGGTAATGCAGTCTATTATGAAGTAACAGATAGGGCAAGAATTCTTAATATTCTTCTTAAGCTTTCTAATAAAGATGGTGAACAGTTAGAGAATGCTATTGAAAATAAATTAGGTAAGTATAAGATTGACTACGAAATTCATAATGTAACATGTCAGCATTGTAAGACTAAGTTACCTGGAATTCCTGTAGATATCGAGACCATCCTTTTTACTCGAATAAACAGGACGAACACGGTAATGTAAGTTACAAACTTGCAAGAGCAGCTGATTCAGATTTCATAGTATCCGTGTTAGACCTGTTTGCTGGACAAATTTCATTGTCTGAAGTTCTCAATAGTGAAATCGCTGTTCTTAAAGAGTTATGTGAAGCAAGAACTAAGCTCTTAGAAGAGAAAGAAAAAGCTAAAGCACAAGCTATGGCTAAAATAGAAAATGACAAAGCTTATGCTGATATGAATAAATATTACAATCAACGATAATGCTTGTAAATTTTATACACTATTTCTGTAATTAGAAAAATACTTTATTGATGATTGATTAAAGTAATTACAGAAAGAAAGGTGTTTACCATTAATCCAAGATTAAAAAAGTTCAAAATTCTAACTACATGGGTAGAAGAAAATAAAGTTGAAAACTTATTAGAAGCTACACTTTACTTAAATGAAGCTTTTAGATTCATTGATTTACTAATGTTTCTAGATAAAAATTCAATTAGTTACAAGGTATTTGAAGGCTTTAAAGGTCGTACATGTTTTAAAGAAAATGGAAATAAGTTCAGAGATATTGTTTTAGATGTATCTGAAACTGAAATAGGAAATGTAATTGAATTTTTTAATAATTCTAAAAAGTGTAATGAAATTTTCAAAACAAGTGTTATTGATGAAAGACATATAAAAGTCGAAATAAGATAAAATTTGAATAAGGAATCTTTTTGTTTAGAAAAGATTCCTTATTCTTTTATAAGAATAAAATATGAAAGGAGATTCTTATAAAAATGGGACAAGCAACAATTGACAATTTATTTCTTAATTCAAATATTATAGATGAAGCAGAAGCTAAAGAAAAAATTCGTTCTACATTGAATAAAATTGCTTCTGAAGTAAGTAGATCTCTTGGTCCATATGGTTCAACTACTATTATTGAAGATAGATTAGGTGACCATTATATGACTAAGGATGGTTATACAATTCTTAAAGCTATGAACTATAACTATGATATTTCTCGTACAGTTTTAGATATAGTTAAGAAGATTTCAAAGGCATTAGTTAGAACTGTAGGTGATGGTTCTACTTCATCTGTTATTATAGCAAATGAGTTATTTAACTCTATTAATACAATTTCAGAAAAGTTACAGTTAGCACCACAGGATATTTTAGAAATCTTTAATGTACTTGCTGATAATTTTGAAGCTATGATCCTTCAAGAAGCTACTCAGATTACAGACGAGAACTTTGATGAAACTATTACTAAAATTGCTACTATTTCCTGTAATAACAATCAAGAAAGTGGTAAATTATTCTGTGATATTTTTAAGGCTATTGGTAGATATGGTTTTATCAATCTTGAAAATGGTAAATCTAGCAAGGACTATTTTGAAAAGGTACAAGGTATTGAAGTTCCTAGAGGTTGGATTAATGCGAGAATGGCTAATCAAAGTGATCGCATTTCAGTAGAGTATGAAAATGCTTTAGTTTTCATGATGAATGATATCATGTCTGATGATGAGATTGACTTTATTGCTAGTATTATGGAAACTGTATGTATCAAACAGAATATTCCATTGATTCTTATAGCTACTAATTACACTAGTTCGGTTAAATCTTTCTTTGATGCTAACTTACAGAAGAATAAGCATCTTCCAGTAGTCGCAATAGATATAGATGCTTCTACTAAAAATGGTAAAGAAAGATTTGATGATTTAGCATTAGCATTGGGTTGTCATTACTATGACAAATTTAATGGTATGGAAAAGATCGAAGAATTCTCTATTAAAGATTTAGGTAAGTGTAAACGTTTTAAAGGTGATGATCTTAAGTCTATCTTCATTGATGGTGATGGATACAGTTCTAATCCTGAAAAAATCGAGGAACACATAAAAAATCTAGAAGCTGAATATCAGAGATTATATCATATGGATGAAATCCATGATAATCGTGAAAAAGATTTATTCCAGATTAAGAAACGTATTGCTACCTTAACTTCTTCTATGGCAACTCTTTATGTTGGTGGTGGTTCTGAAATGGAACGTACTACAAGAAAGTTCTTAATGGAAGATGCTGTTTATGCATGTCGTTCTTCAATAGAATATGGCTATGTAGTTGGTGGTAACATGATTCTACCTAAATTATTGGAGAAACATAAAGATACGTTTATAAAACATACAGTATACGATGATAGATTAGCTTATCTTTTTAACATTTATGAGAAAGAAAGCAAATTTATTGAAGCTATTGATTTTGTATTACTTACTGTATTTTCTGCATTTAAGAAGTCTTTCTTAACTGTATTGGAAAATGCTCATATTCCTGAAGATAAGGCAAATGAAATCATTAGTAAATGTTTAAATGAAGATAAGATTTACAATGTAAAGTTACGTAGATATGAAGATGACAATGAAACAAATGTTATCAATTCAGCTCAAACAGATATTGAGATTATTAAAGCTAGTTTCTCGATTATTGGTTTATTAGCTACAAGTAATCAGTTTATTACTACAAATCCAATGAGTAGGTAGGTACAATAGAATGAGACAAATTTTAGAAAATGAAATATATAGACATTTTAAAGGAAAACATTATAGAGTTATGTGTATTGCCGAACATTCAGAAACAGGCGAAAGAATGGTAGTATATGAAGCATTATATGGAGATTTTAAAATCTATGTAAGACCTTATGAAATGTTTGTATCTGAAGTAGACAAAGAAAAATATCCTGATGTTAAGCAGAAATATAGATTTGAATTAGTTGATTAAAATTTTAGAGTATAACCCTATAAAACATAAGGTTATACTCTAAAATGAAAGTTGGTGTAATTTTGTATAAAGATACTATTGAAAATATGAATAAAAGTTTTATAGAAAAAATTCTATACAGTAAAATAAATCCATTTCCTTATTTAATCTCTAGTATTATGGCAGGAATATTTTTAGCATTAAGTGGCTTTGCAGCTATAACAGTTGGTAATATGTGCAGTAATAGTTTTATTCCTGAAAAAATAGCTATGGGTATGATTTTCTCTACAGCATTAAGTTTAGTCATAATGGCTGGTGGAGATTTATTTACTGGTAGCAATTTATATAGTGGGTTTCTATTATTTAGAAATGATAATAGACGAAAAGTAAAGATGATAATAGAATTTTCTATTTTATGTTGGTTTGGAAATTTTATAGGTTCTTGGATAATGATACTGCTTTATAATCTAAGTGGTTTATGCTTTGGTGAACTTCTTGATTATTTTGTAAACGTTAGTACAATTAAAGTTAATCTATCTATAACTGAAATGATAATTCGAGGTATACTTTGTAATATTTGTGTTTGTCTAGCAGTATGGTGTTGTAAACGTATGAGCAGCGAAAGTGGCAAGCTTATGATGATTTTTTGGTGTATATTAGTTTTTATGGTATGTGGATTTGAACATAGTATCGCTAACATGAGTATCATAGGTATTGGTGTATTAAATGGATATATACATATAGACGATTATATAAATAATTTAATTTTTGTTACTATTGGTAATGTAATAGGTGGAATGTTATTTGTAGCATTACCTTATCATTGTATTAAAAATAACAGATAAAATTTTAGAGTATAACCTTTGAATAGGTTATACTCTAAAATATTACGCAACTTTATTAAGTTTAGCAAGACATCCGTCGAGTTGTTTTGCTACTGCAGGATTGTTACTATGTTTCTTTTTAAGTCTTGTAATCTTTGCTTTTATATTCATAAGTTTGTTTTTATCAACTATTTCTTTACTCTGGAAGTATATTTGTAGAATCAAAGAAATCATTTGTATCAAGAGTGTAACTATTCTTATTGAAGGTACAATTAAACCAAGTATAAAGCATCCTAGATTTACAAATAAAAATAATCTAGACAGGAACTTATCTCTACCAACTGCTTTTTCATATTTGTCACGATTTTTTATTAAATCTTCAGCACCATTGACAAACTTACTAGTTTCAGCTTTTATATCTCTTTTAACAGCTTCTGATAAAAGAGAAAAACTGTTTTCTGATAACATAATGTTCGCTTGGTGTAACTTATAAAAAGTATTATAGTTTTCTTTTAGATATCTTTCAAATAAAACATCTTCACTTACAATAAGATTGTCTAAAAACATTTCTAAATTCACTCACTTTCTTTTAAATATTAAATATCACCTTATTAATTTCAATAACAAAAAAAAAATATTAAAATTAATATCATTATTTTATTGTTTACGTATTTTAATCTTTTATATTTATATATTATAATTATAGCAATATAAAATAAAATTTTAAAAGGGGACTATTGAAATGACAGAATTAGAAAAAGCAATGGAAGAATTAAACCAGACAAAGAAAAAAGTTTTTAATTCTATTGAGGAAAGACATGCAATTATTAACGACGAACTTAGTAAACTTAAAAGTACTTTAGACAGTGGTAAAGTAGAAAATTATGATAAAACGTTTGAAGAAATGGATTACGCTTTAGACGAATTATTAAAGTAAAAACAGGAGGAAAAGAATGATGTTAAACAAAGCAGATTTAGAATTAATGGAAGCTCTCGATAGACACAATTTAGAGGAAATCGAAGGTATTTTAAAGAAAGGAGAAGCTACATACTACAAAGAAATTCCTACGGCACTTACAAGAGCTTTATGCTATGGTAGTTTCGAAGAAGCAGAACTCTTAATTAAGTATGGTTGTGATCCTCATATAAATTTCGATAATCATCTTCAATGTGCAGCCACTTGTGGACGAGTTGTTAATGTTATCAAATTTATCAATGCGTATGGATTTGGTGAAGATATTAATGGTAAGGAATTTGTAAGTGAATACATCTTACCTGGATGTATTGATGCACGTAATGTCAAGTTATTCAGATATTTTGTAGAGAAATATGATATTATTGTACATGAAAGAAATGTTAATTATATACTTGCCTATGGCAATAAAGACATTCTTGAGTATGTCATTAAAAGACAAAATCTTAAGATTGAATCGAATACCATAAGATCTTTTATGAATGAATTCTCAGAAGGTCATGATGAAGAGTATAATGCATACTTAAGTAGTTTGATTTTAGAAAACTACTAAAAGTTATAAAAGAAAGATTCTTTATGAATCTTTCCTTTTTTTTGATATTTAATTGATAATTTGAACACTTTATTATAAACTCTACAAAATTGAGGTGATTATATAATGGGATTAAACTTTCCTATTTTTAATGGAAGAACTATCATTACGTTGGATCAGTTCCTTACTAACCCGTCTGGTAAAGGTAGCTCTATGTTCGGAAAACGTGAGGAAATAAAGAAAAATCTTAATTTAAGATATTACTCTTTACTTAAAAATTCTACTAAAAATGGTACATTTACTTATAAAGTTTATATAGACAAGAACGTATATTTCTTCTGGTTTAAGATACCTTCAGAAACTTATAAAGAGATAACATATGATGTCGTATTAGAATTCGTTCCTACTGATAAAAAGCAAGAAAAGTTCTCTACTATAAATGACTATTCCATAAACTTCTTTAGTAACTCTCCACATATGATGTTTACATATACTTATGTACTCAATCAAGAACGTTTATTAGTTGATATGCTAAAGTCTACAAAATATTCTAAAGAAGCTCTTAAAAATAGACCTAAAGTAACTAATCCAGTAGAGATATTTGGTTTTGAGAAGTCATGTTATTACGCTTGTAAGTATATAATGGAGAAGAAACTATATACTAAATCTGAAATTGAAAGAAATGCTACTGAAATTACTAAGACTACTAGGGTTGAATTATTAAATTCTATAATGTCCCAAGAATCTAAGTATTTACAGTATGAAACTATAAAGAAAAAGATTACAGATGCAAAGAGAAAAGAAAGACAAGCTAAAGCTAAAAAAGCTAATGAACAACATAGTAAAGCTATGTCAGCATTTAAATCTAAGAGACCTAGTAGTAATACTGTTAATAAGAAAAAAACTTCTGGCTTTAAGTCAGTATTCAGTAAAAAGAAGAAGTAAGTATAGACAATGTGTCTATACTTACTTTCTTGTAAAATTCAAAAAAAACAATAATATAATGGTATTAAAGCTATAAAAATGTTTAATAAGATATAGAAAGGATTGATAGAAAATGTATATGAATGAATTGATAAATAAGTCATATGAAAACTTATTAGAAGCACAGGATAGTATTTATGAACTAGAAATGAAAATGATTAAATGTGAACATGTTGCTCTTATCAATGAAGACGTTGTTATGTTAGAAGAAGCTGAAAATGATTTTAAAAGTAGAATAAAAGAGATTATTAAAAAGATGGTTTCTAAATTCTTAGAGTTCATTGAAGAAGTTCGTGTTAAATGGTCAAAATTTATGGCTAATATCGCTAGAAGATTTTTAGATGAAATTGTATATAGAGAAATGATAGCTTCTGTTAAAGAAGAAGAAATAACTGCAGAAATTGATATTTCTAATATAACAGATATTAGAAAAATTTTTATCGATATAATGGAAATGAATTGGTCTGATAAAGAAGTATCTTTTGAAGATAAACTTAAGTATCTTGAAGGTAAAGAAAATTCAACTAAAGAAAAACCAACTAAGATTGATTTAGAAATAATACGAGAAGCTCATGAATTTTTAGTATGGTTTGAATCATATACTTCTCAATTAAATAGTTTTAAAACTAAGGTTAAAGAAATAGCCAAGAAAGATATTGATAATGGTAATAATTCTAAAAATCTTATGACTTCAAAATATATTCATATAATTAATAAATTAATTATTCGTACTAATAAAGCTGCAATTACTGCCGTAAAAGTTTGTAGAGCATGTTATCATAAACCTGATAAAATCTCTAAAAATATTATTCATAATGATAAAGCTTATAGAAGCGCTCAGAATAGAATGGCTAAAAATGCATCAAAGGCTTTTAGTGGAAAGAAAACTAAATATTCTAAAAAAGATGAATATATACTTGGAAACTATTATAAAGATGAATTTATAAATGGTGATAAAAGACTATAAATATAATAAGTAAGTATAGACAATACGTCTATACTTACTTTAAATTTTTATTCAGCGACAATAACTTCTTCAACAGTATAAGTACCATTTTCGTTATTATTAACTACATAACCTTCAGGTACCCACTTGGATACATCAATGGTAAATGTACCGCCAGTAATAGTGAGATTGCTATCTAAACCTTCAGATACTTCAATACCACCATAAATTTTACCAGTAGTATTAACATTGACAACAGGTGGTTCATAATCCTTAAACTTACAAACGTCAAATGCAAATGCTTTATCGCCATCATCATTAGCAACAATACTTGTATTACCAATAATGTTAACAGTACCGCTATTGTTAGATAATGCATAGGATTTTCCAGTATCAAAAGCACGTCTATCTAAATTCTTACCATCAAGAATTACGTTCTCTAATGTTAAGTTAGCATAGTTCTGTATACCAATATAGAACTTATCTTTATGAGATGCTGGAACTGAAAGTGTACCATTTTTAATAATTACATTACTTCCCTTTAGAAGTTGTAAACCATTAGTTTCAGTACCAGTACTGCCAACACCACCTAGTAGATCATAAGTATGACCATTTAAATCGATTACGATATCTTTATTTTCTTCAATTATGATACCATCATCAGAAATATCTTTTGTTAAAATAATAGTACCACTAGTCTTGATATTAGTAATTGCTTCTGCTACAGAATCATATTTCACACCATTGACTTCAACCGTAGGTGATTTTTTAACATTATCAATATTTCTAATAGATGATACTGGCACTTTTATAATTTTACAGTCATATTTACTTGAACAGTCAATTGTTAAAGAGCTAATATTTACATATTTAGCGAATAAAGATTCGTCATTATGCATACAACCAATTCTACCAGTATTAGCAGCTTTAGATACAAAGTTAATAACTTTTAATACACCACTTATAGTTTTTTCTTCATTTCCATCTATATAAGTAACATTGTTTAAGAGTTGCCCTTCTTTTACAACTACTTCTTTAAAACTATCATCGTATGTAAATTTAATAACAGCTTCTATTCTAGGAGTAACTGATACAGTTTTTAATTTACTCATTATCTATCATTCCTTTCTTTATATAAGATCTTATATATTTGTTTTGATAAGTTAAAGACAGTTTTACTTATATATTCTTAATATAGAAATACAAAATTTATAAATGGAGGTTATTAAAATGGCAGAGTTCAAAGGAGTTATTAATGAGGACGATCTTAGTGATGAAGTCTATATTGCAGATGAGGTTACTGTAAATGATCTGAAAGAATTTTTAGAAAAATTGTGTAAAGCAGGAAAAGGTAATAGTAAAATTTCATATGGTGGTGCTACCTACTTTTATATTCATTTATTTGATGAAAATAGTGAATATGTAACTTTTGACGATTGTTTAGAAATTTAGTAGAAAAAATTCTTTAAAACATTAAATTTTTCTATAAAAATATATTATGAAATAAGCAATCTACCAACTTATTTTATACTGAAAAACGTAGAAATAATAAAAGGAAGGTAAGGTGGAACAATTGGAAGAGGTAACAAAAAACATTTATGACAAGTATATACACGAAAATGATGGTGGAAAATTTGTCATTATAGAATTCGATAAGATCATGAATGAGGAAGGTATTTCACATATGAATGATTTCTCTCTAAAGAAACGTTCATATCATAGTATTCACGGTCTAATTACAGATTCTATAAAACGAGCTTTTAATAATTGTAAAGACAAAATCATACTTCCTTATCTACAAGTTGCATACAAAATTAAGAATTTAGAAGAAGAGTATACAAAAGAAGAAATGATAAATGACATAATTACTGTAATAAATAATAATAATGTAAAGAAATTTATAAATGAACATATAGATGGCAATTATGTAGAGGAATTAGATGAACAAACAGAGGAAACTAAAAAGACTAAGAAAATAAATCAAGAACTACAGTTTACAGATGAACATGTAAAGATTTTATTAAAAGCAGCAGAGAGTATAAGAATATCAATCCCCTTAATTACTGAGTTTTGCGAGAGAAGAAAACATGAAGTAAATGATACTTTATATGATACTTTTGAAGCTATCATCAAAGCATATCAAGGAAAGATTGAAATGATGAATAAAATTCATCGATTCGTATATTCTCGTGTTGTATCTACACAGTATAGTGACAAGACTATATGGAATCTTTTGACTAATAAATCTAAAGACGTAAATGTAATTACTATAGAATTTTTAAAAGATATTGTTATTGGTATTCTACCTAAGACAATTACTGATAGAAATATTATTAACTTATTCCACGTAGTTATCAAACGTAAGATTTCATTTGAATTCTCTAAGAATCATAAAATCACATTCAAACCAGTTAATTTAAATCAAGTTGACCGTGAAGGTCTTACAATGTTTGATAAATGGGAAGCTTCAATGAGCAAGAGGGATGAGAGTAAGATTATCATCAATCAGCTTTCCATCCAGTATCAGATAGAAAACATTAAGAATGAATTTAAAATAAAGATTTCACAGGAAGAATTTGAGTATTATAAGAAACGTATACACATTAATAAGTTCCAGACAAACTTACTATTCTTATTCTTTGCAAAGTATATGGGAAGTTATAGTAATCTCTATAATTGTAATAGAGACGAATATATCTATTTAGTTATCTTACTTTATAAATGGTTAAGAACTAATGGATATAGTTGTATTGCAGAGTATATCATAGCACTCCCTGATAAACTTAATGAGAAACGTATGACTACTAAGAATTCTAAGTTATTCGAAAGAATTACAGATTCTAGAACTTATAAAGATTTAATTAGAAATAAGTATTCTTATATCAGTCAGAACATCATAAATTCTAAACTAATAATCAAGTTAGTTGGTAACATTTCAGTATCTAAGTATAACTATATGATACCATTTGAACAGTATGATCCTGATGAAGAATATGAACCAGAAGAAATTATTTGTAAGATAGATGATTTAGCTGATGAAATTCTCAGCTTTATAAAACTAATCTAATTTTTAATCCCCTATAATTCTATGTAACTAAGAATTATAGGGGGATTTATTTTTTGAGGAGAATAAAAATATGGAAAATAAAGTAGAAATCATAAAAAAGATTAAATCAGTATTGAAGGATAACGAAGAAGATAGAAAAAGAGCAGTTAATGAAGATGACTTTGAAGAAGAAGCATATTGTAGGGGTTATGAAACTGCATTAGAATACGTTTTAGGATTACTTAATGAATAAGAAGGGTTTGATGGAATATGTTTTTAAAATGTAGAGACAAAGCCAAAGATTGTCCAAGGTGCCCTAAAATAAAAACTAAAGTAACGTATGATTACGCAACTAAATCGTTTAAAACTCGGTATTCTGTAAGTTGTATTTGTTATGCTACAGAATGGTATGATACAAAAAGAGAAGCTAAAAAAGAGTGGAAGAAAAATTACAGTAAATAACGAATACTATACTAAAAAGAAAGGAGGGTTAATATAGTTATGGAAAGACACGAATTGCAAAATACACTGGTTAGATCAATTCAGCATAATATACGACCTGCTAATTTAAACAGTTCCAGAGACGAATTAATGATACGATGTCCATATTGTGGTGACAGTCAGAAGAATTCAAGTCATACACATATGTATATTGGATTAGACAATGAATATTGTTTTCCGTATTATTGTCAAAAATGTACTGCATCTGGTATAGTTGATAGAGACTTTTTAAAAGATATCAATGTTCTTGACTATATGTTAATGGGTGAACTAGAAAAGTTCAATAGAAAGAACAGTAATACTAAAAAAAGTAGAAAAACTAAAGATGGTAATTACAATGTAAAATCTTTGTTAAAAAAGAAATCTTTAATCCTACCAGAGTTCAATGGTACTTCTAGAGAACATGCAAAGTTGAACTATATTAACTCTCGATATAGTTTTAATCTAGAACCAGAACAATATATACAAGACTATAAAACAATATTTTCATTCAAACAGTTTATAGAACAGAATGAGATAGAAGATATTTATCTGAATGACTATATGTTAAAAAATATCATACGAAATTATATAGGATTTCTGAGTTCCGATCAATCTTATATCATATTTCGTAATATAGATCCAAATTGTAGAAAGAATGAAAGGTATTATATGTATAACATCTTTAACAATCAAGCTGGAAAAAGATTTTATACATGTAGTTCTAAAATCGATTTATTATCTCCTAAGATAGAATTAGTAATGTCTGAAGGTCCATTTGATATCTTAGGTATTAGAGAGTATTTTTATAAAGGGAATACTGAGAATAAAATATTTACA